GCCCTTCCTTTAAAGGAAGGAAGCGCACACTCGAAGGTCAAGGATACGTTCTTTAGTACGAACGATAATTCTTGGCATGTTCGAGTGCTTGCGGACAACACCGTGAAGTATAAGTTCACAGGGACTCAGATTACTGAGTCAGAGGGACACCCGTTTCGGTCTAGAACCGGAATTGGTGACGTAGGAGGACCTTTCTACACCCAGAAGAAATACATACGGGGTTCTATACCCGATATGCAAATTCGACTGGACGTGGAAAACAACCCGACCAATCATAGAGTTTACTCTTATGATGGTCTGTTGCTACCGGTCTCTCCAGACGCCGCTGGCAATTTGCCGTTTCCCGTTTCAAACAGTTCGTCAGATTCTGAACTGAATGCAGCAGGAGCTACGGCTATTGCCCGCTTCAATCCCACTAGTCCGATTGTCTCTTTGTCTACCGACCTGGGTGAGCTACTATCTGATGGGTTGCCCCATCTTATAGGATCTTACCTTTGGAAAGAGAGAATCAGCGCCGCGCAAAAAGCGGGCTCTGAATATCTCAATTACCAATTCGGTTGGGCCCCACTTATTAGTGATCTGAAGAAGTTCACTAATTTTATGAAAAACGTTGATACTGTTTTGACACAGTATGAGCGCGATTCAGGTAGGGTAGTTAGACGTAGAGGGGATCTCTCATCCACCGATTCCGTGACGGAAACGACGAACTATCCGGTGCAGCCATGGGCTCCACCGGCAGTGAATCGTGACTTTCTCGGAAGCGGGGGTCACCAAGTTAGACGGAGTAGGACTACCCGTCACAGATGGTTTTCAGGAGCCTTTACCTACTATCTCCCTACGGGCTATGACAGCCGTAATGAGATGGATCGGATTAGGCTTATTGCCGATCGAATCGGCCTGAGTCCATCTCCAGATACTCTCTGGAACTTGGCCCCTTGGAGCTGGGCTGTCGACTGGTTTTCGAATGCTGGCGACGTTGTTGCCAACATCGATTCCTTTAAAGTCGACGGTACTGTTCTAGCGTACGGATATCTAATGGAGCATACTATTGCTTCAGATACCTACACCATCAACGATATTACCTATATTAATGGGTCACATTGTGATGTGCGACCTCTCACCTTGATCACTGAGACCAAGAAGAGAATAGCAGCTAGTCCCTATGGTTTCGGCGTTTCCTGGGATGGATTGTCTTCATTCCAGGCGTCGATCTTGACGGCCCTTGGTCTTACTAAGGGTCGTCGGTAGATTCGCACTGCCGTAAAACACTAGGAGTGATGCCTATGTCATTTGCTG